GGTCAAGGGCTTCATCGAAGTCCCGACCAAAGTCTGGTAGACATATCGTTAAAAACGATATGCCCTCATGTTCGATACGCCTCGTGACAGTTTGAAAGTCACGAGTGGTGCTAGCGGCGCATCTGTCGCCCATGTCTTGGGCGACATCCCTCCAGAGAAGCATGAGGCTTTTCATCAAACCCCCTTTCGGGGTGATTGAATCCCTGCCTCATCTTCCGAAGTTGCCTTCTAGGTCAGCCCTCACCACCAATAAGCTTGGTGATGTTGGCTCCCGACGTAGCTGAGAGGTTGGCCATGAAGCCATCCACAACAGCTTTCGCCGTGGCAGTGTCGTACCCGGGCGGAACATCGACAGACAGAAGAACTGTCATCGACTGGTTCACGTTCTGGCCCGACACCAGGGGATTCGCAACAAGCGAATCGAACTGAAAGCGGGCTGTGTGACGGTGCCTGCGACCATACTGATGAGCAATGCTCAAGAAGTAGTCGCGGGCAGGCGTCGCCCACTTACCACCTTGTTCGGTGGCAGTGGTTTTGTTCAAGGTCTTTGCAGACCCTGAAACAGTCACAGCTTGGGGATCGGAAAACAAGGCGTTTCTCCTTCTGGGTGAGACGTGCTTGTAAGCACGCAAGTGAATATGTGGTCGATGTGCCACATATCCGGTCCCTCTTCAGGGTATCGACGGACCTCGGGTTATGCCCAAGGCCGCCAATATTGCCCACTGCCTTATGGTGAAAGACGAGGAGGCAACTCCGAAACCGTATGGTGTCGCTTTCTCGCGGCGTTTCCAATCAACGGAATACACCTCTTTGAAGAGCGATGGTGCCTTGTTCCCAATTAAATTGGGACGGGCAGTCACCACCTGGGTATTGGTTCGTCTATGACGATCCATTACATACCCATAGCGAAGGACGAGTTGGTCGTTCTGGAATGCTGAGACGTTATGCAATAACGGCCCAACATTGGCAAACCAGTCTACGAGCCAACTCCATGGAGCAAGGTTCCATAAGACTTCAGGATTTAACTGAAGTCCATACAGGAGCCTAGCCTGCGTAGCAATCCGAGAAATCTCAGTGAGATTTCCAGGATCGTATTCGAAGGTATAGGCCCCTGAGAACCAAGTATCTC